AGACGAACGCTATGCAAGGCGATTTCTATCGTGCCTGTTGACACCTTTAACGCGAGTTGAGTTTATTTATGGGGCATCAACTCCGGGTGACGATCACCGGGCTCGGCCCCATTACCACTTATTCAGTCTATATCATGGACCCTGGGACCAACATACTAACAGTGCCACTACGGGCGGTCTGCTGGGTTCGTTGATTTCAGGGTGGGGGGAGTCCAGCGGTGGCCCTCGGGGCGCACTATCCGGACCCCCCCATTTAGCCAACTTACGGGTGGCTAAGCGACATGTCATTTCATACGGACATGTACGTGTCCCGTGTATACACGGGGTTTTGCCTTTATTTTAAGCATAAAGAGCTAAAGAACTACCCACTGAAGCCTGCCTAGGCCTTAGTGCCGGGTACAAACCTCACTCTAGGTTTGTCATCAAGGGTTCCTGGTTTTCCCGCTTTAGGAACCGGCAAGCAAAGCGCCACCGGTGGAGCAGCCGCCTTGGCTACAACTCCGAGTGGATCGTCACGCAACTCAACCCTGACATAAGAGTCAGGTGTGGGCGGATCAGACTCCTTGCGGTCGTCTGGCCCATCTGGCAATTGAGGATCAAGCGCGTCCAGCAGCAGCTTGAGGAAATCTCGCTTTGAGAGCCCTCTCGTTTGCTTGTTTCCGCGTGGCGATAAGTGAAGGAGTCCGGCATGCACGGCGAGCTGGTGCGCGGCAAAACCATCCTTGGTCCGCATCGCTGCACCGCCCATTCCACCGAGTGCTCCTGCCAACAAACCCTTGCCCGCAGAAATGATCTGCGAAACAATGGGTATGCCGGACACATCACGCAAAAGATTTTGCGCGATGCTTCCTAATCCACCCGCCATGCCGCTCGCGACGTTCGATCCACCAAGGGTAGCCGAGACAGGGCCGGCTGGCTTTGGGCCCAGCGTGTTAACGTTGGACACCATGCCCGCAACGGCTGTCTTAGCGCCTTGGCGGCCTGCCTTCTCATAGGCCACAGCAATGTGGTCTTCAGATCCGGCAACGGACTTCAGCTCATGCAAGAAAGCGGTTTGTGGAAAAGGGATTGCCTCATAGTTTACAATGTACTCATACTCTAGCGCAATGCCCCCAGCGTCGCTTGATTCAGTCTGGCCCCACAGCAAAATTTGCGTGTCATGCACAGTGGAAAAGTTTGACGTCAAAGAGGACATAGAAGGGTCTACATACATGGCGCCCGTGGCATTGAGGGAATAGCCAGGGACGCTTTCATCTTGAAAGGAAAGGGTAGGAGAAAGAGACAGGGGCAACCAATTGATTTCAATTCCCTGCTCTCCGATTTGCGCAAAATCGAGCATGATCGTGTCAGGCGATGACTGGAGCTCCACGAGGAAGTCCTCAGCCAAGGCAGGCGTGAAAAGCTGCTCTCCAAACGCGTTTATGTTACAAAAGAGGGTTCCAGAGCGCTCGACCAACACGCCAGTGTTGATAAGTCGAAGGCCCATGGAAACAACGCGGATCAACCCGAACGAGGACTGAAAAGCCACGATCTGAGGGTGCGGCGACGGAGTTAACGTCAACGTGCCAGCAAAGGAGTCGTAGCTATTGAAAGTTCCAAGAAACGGGGTTCCAGCGCTGAAGGGACCCGTGAGATTTGGCATTAGGGAAATTCCCCAACGCAGACGAGTGTCGGGCGGCCCCGATGAGGGCGTATCGACGATCGCCGAGAGTGTTCCCTTAGTCACCACCGAACCAACGGTGGAAGGAAACGCGGACAACTCAGGGACACGGCAGTCCCGGACACCGAATGGATTGAAGATGCTATTGATGTACGCGTCTGCGTTCATCTGCATCTCGCCCTCCACGCGCCGGTCGGTTGAGTACTTCCCATCCACGACCCGCGCCCTCGGGTTGGTATTCGGCTTTGGCTTGCCCACCTGGGCTCGCGCAGCCTTGACCCCCTTGTTCGGTATCACATTCGACTTCTTTGCTCCTGGCATTCTCACTGATGATTATTTTCTCTGCTGCCCAGCCAACAGAGTGGCACACCGACAAGCAGTGCTCCAAACTGGGAGAGTGGCGCATAGTGTACTTGAACTGACCTAACAGCTCATCCGAATAGCTATGGCACAACAACCGATATAGCGATTTCTCCCAATTGAGGGGTTCAGCTATAGGTGTGCCTTCGCGCATTCGGAACAGATGGCTGCAGAATTCGAACTCAGCCAACTCGTACGGCGTGGATTGTAACATCCTTACTTCTTTTATAGGGTGACCAATTGAGGCGTAGAACTCAACGGTATCTTGGGTGGTTGCGGTAACAGCGTCATCGCCCATACAGATCCCAAAACCCGGTTCTTCTCGACCCAACTGAGAGATTGTCCAACGTATCCTGGAATTGCTCGAAGCGGTGTTCGGACACCCACTGAGCATTATACCATCATCTAGCGCTTCCCAGAAGTATCCGTCGGAAGTGACTCGAACAGCTCGCATACTTACCTCGGCACGTGCACGAACGGCATTGGCCCACGAGCGCTCTTCAGGCACTCTAGTGGGCAACCAAGATCCCGTCCTGAGTGCAATTCTGCACTCTGCTTCGTGTCTAAGCTCTTCTGCTTGCACGCTCTGGTCCCAACCGATCACATCTGAAGTCTCTAGCGGTAGTGATTGTAGTTGAGAGGCTACTCTATGGTATATAATACGTATACCCTCATCATGCAGGCCCATACCTGACATGGAGGGTAGATTGAACCAGCGGCTAATCTCGGCATTGTTTTGAGATTTGGACAGCCACTTTTCGACACAAAAATCTACAATAGATACTGAACAGATGAGACGCACTCGTCCTGTCTGTATTTTATTGAGTTTATGGGGTTCATTCTTCACAAACAAACGAACGGGGTCTACGAGACCGTGACGCACCCGTTCTTGCGCAGACATCTTACAAATCTCTTCCACAGGTGTGTGAAAGAGCAGCCAAAGACGCTGCGCAACGGCGCGCTCTATGAGCGCGCCGTAGTTGATGAGGACGTCGGCATTGGTCGCAATTCCTGGACCAAGTCCGACGTAAGGGCAACCTGGGGTGCTGTCGCGGACGACGTCGCACTCCAAGATGTCGCGGATGCCGATGAGCCTGGCGAGCTTGACACATTCGGCCCCTGTTGGGACCGCAGTTGCTCGATCTCTTTCCGCAAACGCTCCATCTCCTGCCGTTGTTGCCTTTTGAGGTACATTTCCGCATCCCGCCGCGTCGTGAATTGCACGAATCTGCTGTCGCTCTCTTGTGGTAAAAGCGCGGTGGGGATAAAATGCATCTGTCCATTTTCTGAGGTTATCCATTTCCCGTCCTGTCCACGGCCTGGTTCGTTTGATGGCCGCGTGCTGTTGGAGAAGGCTGACTCGTTCACTTTCGGATCCCCGGGTAGGCCATTGGTATTTGCCAAGTCCCGGTTCAATTTGTTTTGCCGCTTGCGCTGATTTCGACTCAGACTTTGCTCGTGGGGCATTTGAGAAACGGACGTTTGTACGTCCGCTCTGGGCGAGGCGATTGCCTTCTGTGGTGTGCTCGCTTGGCCACCAATTGTAATCACCGACCCGCACGATTGTGTCGAGGTCTGTGCCACTGATTGAGTGACAGCGGCCGCTTCCACATTGGTGGTCGCTTTGGCCTGTGTAATGCCCCGTTGTGGTGTAACCACACTGGGTAATGTCCGGGGGTTCGGAGAAACTCTCAACGTAGCCCCGCTGATTGGTGAGTCGTTGCGCTGTGGCATCTTCTGGGCTGAAGAAGTGTTGGTCGCAGCTTTGGAGGGCAGCCGCACAGAGTTCACAGCGGTAATAACACTTGGGGCAGCTGTGAGGGGTATCCCCCCCTGCTTTCTGCTCCGACTGGGGGACTTCGGAGCTTGCTCGTTTAAAGCGGACTCTTTCG